GATCAGGAGACACCACCGACGAGAACAAAGTACTGGCCGTCCTGAAGGCTTACATCCGCGAAATGACCGACGACATAGGTGACGAACTCGCAGAGAGACTGGCCCGCATTTTTGCAAATATGCCGGCGAAAGGAGGAGCTGAAGTGTAATGGATATATACTTCACTGAATTAGAAACAGGAGCAAGGCTGGCGCTTTCTATGCTCCCCGAAAAGGCAAAGCAAAAAGGTGATGCTGCATTCCAGATTTATGACATTATAAACGTCGGGGAGGTAAGGATCCCACGAGGTACCAACCTTTTAACTTTCTCGTGGAACGGAACCCTCCCCGGCAAAAGCCGAAGGAATGCCAGCTATGTAAAATCTCATTACTGGCAAAGCCCGGAGGAGATCTTGAATGTCTGGGAAAGATGGCGTAAAGAAGGCACCAAAATAAGGCTCATGATCACAGAAACACCAATAAACCACGATGTATACCTGGACAGCTACACCGCAGAGGCCGTAGGAGGAAATGGCGACTATGAGTACACAATCAGCTTTATTGAAGCCAAGCCTATAGAAGTATACACGGTAAATGAGCTAAATATAAAAGCAAAAGCAAAGACGAGCGCCACAAGCACGGCAACCCGTCCCCCTGCAGCAAAAGCGGCAGCCAAGACTTATACCGTTAAAAGCGGAGACACCCTCTGGAAAATTGCACAAGCAACGCTTGGCAAGGGGGGAAGGTATATGGAGATCTTCAACCTAAATACAGACAAGCTAAAAAACCCCAATTTGATATACCCAGGGCAGGTTTTACGACTGCCGAGTTAGGAGGTGAGGAGCCACGATAGATATAAGCAAACTGAAATACAGAGTGATACTGGTCACATCTTCAGGAAAGCAAATCGATGTTACCCAAGCTGCAGAAAGCATCGGATGGGAGGAAGGCGATGCGGAGCTGGCCATGCGAATCAGCATAACGCTTTACAACATCACATACGAGGGGAAAAAGCTATCCAGCATTGCACAGCCCGGATGCATTGTAGTTATTATTTCAGACTGGGGAACAGGCAGCGAAGAGGTCGCCAGAGGAACCATAGTGGAATGGGAACCTGGAGAAATCGGGAATACTGCCTCAACATTTGAGATTATGGCTTATGATGAGCTCTTCAACCTTCAACAAAGCCAGGACAATCGATATTACTCGGCAGGTACGGGAACAAAATCAGCGATTATGGGGATTTTTAACGAATGGGGAGTGCCTGTTGAAAAGTATGATGGCCCAGACGTGGCGCATGCAAAGACGCCTTTCAAAAATGAATTTTTAAGCGATATCATCCTCCAGCTTTTAGATGATGCAGCAAAGAAAGGCGGTCCCAAATGTATTGTCCGGGCAACAAAAGGCAAGGTAAGCGTGCTGCCGAAAGGGAGCAACAAGACAATATACCACTTTGACGAGGATACAAACGCGACGCTGGTCAGGGATAAGATCAGCATCGCGGACCTTGTCACCAGGGTAAAGGTGGTAGGTAAGGAGGACAGCGAAGGAAGGCAGCCGGTAGAAGCCGTACTCGACGGATTAACCCAATATGGCATACGCCAGAGGATCTACAACAGATCCGAAGATGATACACTGGCCGCGGCAAAATCAGCGGCCCAGGAAATGCTGAACGAGCAAGGCAAACCCGCCCGGACAATTACACTTGAGGCTCCGGATGTGCCAACGATCCGCAAGGGGGACAAAATCCATGTCAAGGCAGGAACCCTCAACGGTTACTACATCATCAAGGCCATCAGGCATGATGCTGCCAGCAAAAGCATGACCATGGATCTGGAAGACGAAGCAGATAATACAACAAGGGCCACTACCGCACAGGCCACAACTGCTGCAGCTTCAAGTTCCGGTGAATTCAACAAGGGCGACAGCGTAATCTTGAACGGACCTGTATATCGCGACAGCTATGGAAACGGCAAAGGAAAAACCTTTACCAACCGGAAATGCACCATCACCATTAAAGTAGACACATCAAGGCCATGCCCGTATCACGTGGACGCCATCGGCTGGGTAAAACCAAGCTCAATAACTAAAGCATAGGAGGTGGGAGAATGAAACCATCATCGAGCAATGCAGGCATAAACAAGCTGGCAAGAGTAATGCAGCAACGAATGAAGGAAGTAGGCGCGTCTCCCCTCCTGTTGGATTTCGGAGTGATCCAAGATGATTATAGCCTGCTAACCAATTCATATCCGATACCAATTCCCAAAGCAGATTATATGGTATGCAGGCAGCTGACACATGGAGAAGCAGGTAGCTTACTCACAGTTAGCGCTACAGATGGGAGCCATGACGTTTATAGCGACCCATATCCAGAACCGGGATACAGCCACATAGGAATAGGAGCAGACCATAAGCATAACGTGCTTATTCCGGAAAAAATGCGATGGCTTAAGCCTGGGGATCGCGTTTTAGTAGCCTGGGTTCAAAATGACGCTGTAGTAATTGACATTGTGCTGCCTGCAACAAAGATAGGAGGATGATCATATGGCAGAAAAAAACCTATTTCCTGTCTTTGACGTCCCAGAAATCAATATATCGGCACCTGCAGAAGAGCAAAAATACAAGCCGAGTGTTTATTTTGATTTCGAGCTTGGAGACTTCAGACGAGATGGGGCCAATAAACTGGTGGTGGCTGATGGGAAAAAGGCATATAAGCAATGGTGCATTAAGACCGTGCTGACAGAACGCCTGGAAAGGCTGGCATATAGCAGCGATATAGGGATTGAGCTTCATGACGCATTAAAGCAGGCAGATAGGCAGGCGGTAGAATCGGCCTTAATAAGAACTATCACGGAAGCGCTGATGGTTAATCCAATGACAGAGTATGTCAGAAGATTTGAATTTACATGGAGCAGCGATAGTTTATACTGCGAATTTATCGTAAAAGGCAAAGAGTGGGAAGAGCAAAGCATCGGTGTGAATTTGCAAACGTAAGGAGGTGGAATAAATGTCGATACCAGAGTTTACACCACCCAGCTTCCTGAACGACCAGGATGCTGAAACAATTCATAAGCGCATGATGGAAAACTTGCCGCCGGATATAGATAACTTGGAAAACGGCTTCCCTTGGGATTTCACCAAGCCTACAGCGCTTGAGAAAGCAGAAATGCTGGAATTCCACCTTGTAGAGACCTTAAAGATCATGTTTCCTATGTGGGCATACGGTGAATGGCTGGACTATCATGCCAAAGCCCACGGATTAACGAGAAAGCCCCCAAATGCAGCATCAGGGGAGCTGCTAATAACCGGAATACCGGGGACTGTAATTCCTGCAGGCTTTAAATTCGCTGCTCCGGCCACAGAGGACACCCCGGCAATTGAATATCAAACATCGGAAAGATATACCATCGGGGAAGATGGGACCGTAAGAGTTCAGGTAACAGCTGTAGAACCGGGACCCAAAGGCAATGTGCCAGCAAATACGGTCACCTTAATGACGACACCAATAAAAGGCATTACATCGATAACCAACGAGGCAAGCATTACAGGCGGAACAGAAGAGGAAAGCGATGACGAACTGCGTATGCGAATTGATGAATTAGACGCAGCCAGTGAAACCAGCTTTGTTGGAAGCGATGGAGACTATAAACGGTGGGCGGAGGAAGTTCCGGGCGTTGGAACAGCCCTGGTAATGCCCGAATGGGCAGGTCCAGGAACCGTAAAGGTGATTGTAATAGATGCTAACGGACAGCCGGCCAATACAGCAATAATCAACGCGGTTTACAACAATATAGTATCCCCGAACGACAGGCTGCAAAGAAAAGCCCCAATAGGAGCGACGGTCACTGTAGAGGCTCCTGCGCCAAAGGTAATCAATTATTCATTCCTTCTTGAATTGGAAGACGGCGCGACGCAGGAGGCGGTCCTGGAACGCTTTGAGTCACAGCTTCGAAGTTACTATATCGAGGCAAAGAAAGACGGAGCGGTCAGGTTTAACAAAGTAAGCTCGATTTTAACCAATATAGACGGAGTAAAAGACTTCACCGGCCTAACCATGAACGGGGATACCGCCAACATCGAACTCGAAGAGGATGAATATCCGGTAACAGGCGCCATCGATCCTACGGGCGGAGGTGAAAGTTCGTGAATTTAGAGAATTTCCCCACCAGCCCGGCGGCCAAGAGAATGCTGAAGACCGTATCTCCGATTTATGACAAGTCCTACGTTGCAAAATGGATATTCCAGGTCATGGGCCTGGAGATTGACGAGGCCTGGAAATTCTTCGAAGAGCTGCGACTTCAGGCATTCCCGGAGACGGCCACATGGGGGATCCAGTATTGGGAACAGCGGTACCATATACCATCAGATGAGAGTTTGAGCCTCGAAGAGAGGAGACAGAGGGTAATCATAAAACGAGGCAAGCGGGCCCCGATGAACCCAGCAAAAATAGAACAATTTGTCCAAGATATAACCGGAAGACCAGTAG